CATATTGTGGCCACAATGTAGAAATGCTACCTTCCAGATGATGCACCCGGAGCGAATTGAGCACCACAAGTCGAAACCGGAGAAGGTGATTGCCGACCTGGATCAGCAGATTCTCAGCAAGGAAGCCAGTGGCGTGTTGAATTGGATGCTGGTCGGCCTGGACAAACTCCGCGCCGATGGCTGGCAACTGAATCTCAACAGCCAGCAACAAAGGAGCGTGGATAATCTGTTGCTCGAATCCGAAGGCCACGCGGTTTTTGTCCGCGAGTGCTTGACGCGAGATGCCGAAGGGCAGCTAACCGTGCCGGATTGTTTCTCGGCATATGTCGAATTTTGCAACCAGCACGGCTGGACGGCCCTGACCAAGAACAAATTCGGCTCGCTGATTGGTGACGTGGTGGTAAGGCAGTTCGGCACCACCACTCGCAATGACATTCACGACGGCAGCGGCAAAGCCCAGCGGGGCTGGAAAGGCATCCGCCACTTATGAAATTTTGTCAGACCAACTGGCAGAAGGGTATCCGAAGTATCCGGCAATCGGCGGTTCGGATAGCTCGGATACCATTTTCCCACTCCACTGGGGAAATTCACAATCACGGAGATTCTGAATGACTTTATGAACACCGATCCCAACCCACCCCCGCTCAACCATCGCTTCAACCGTGGAAATGCCCGCGAGATGGCCCGCCGGTCATGGACGGCGCGCCGGCAGCGGGAAGCCGACCGGAAGGCCCTCGAAGCAGCGCAAGTCGAATTGCAGGCCGCTGGCAATGAGGATGCGGCAATCGTGGCCACCAAGAAGCAGATTGCGACGTTGGACAGAGAACTGGACGCCGCCTTGGACGCCAAGAACTTCAAGCTTGCTGCGGCCATCGCCTCGACCAAGGCCCGGCTCTGGCCGCTGGCACGGCCAACCGCAGGCGTCCGAAAATCAATCCGGGAGCGACGGCCAGCGTTACGGGAACTTTGATCGATACCACTACAGGTTGTGGTTTTCAGTTTTCCTCAATCCTTGCTTGCGTAAGTCGTTGAAAATCAACGGCCTCAATTGAGTATAATGGATGTTGTGTGTCCTTAATTCGATTTTGGACACTCACCGCTCGTGGTGTGCATCGGCCTGCCATCGGCCATGACTACGAGGGGATGACCACGGTTTTGCCCAGTCCGGGGAGGGGGGGGGTGGGACGAGGGGGGAGGGGGGGGGTCCTGGCGGTGTTGGCGGATTTGTACCACCCCGTTTTTAATCGAACCTCATTTTCCGCGTTTACCGCGTTTACCGCGTAGGGGGTTAAGCTTGATTTTTCTCTGGTTGGAGTGGGGAAAAGGTATCCGGGGTATCCGAACCTCATTTTTGAGTTATCCGGCTTTCCCGGATGACTGATTTTGCACCCCTCAGACTCCCTGTCTGCGTCTGCGTCTGCATGGGCTTACCGTGGCTTACTCTGCTGACGACTGGCTTACTTTGCTGACGTAAGAATGTGTCAGCATTTTGGTGCGCGCGGTGTAGTATGCTTCTGCTTCTGCTTGCGTGACGCTACGGCTTGCTACGCGTGACGCGACACTTGACACGCGTGACGGTTAAATGTAGCATGTGCTATATGGCTTTCGTGAAACTGGATTGCGGCATGTTGGACTCAACTTTGTGGGTTGACCGTGAGGCGCGGGAATTGTTCATCACGGCGCTACTGATGGCAGTGCCCTACGAATTGAAGGAACCGGCGAAACAAATCCGGGTGCGGACGTTGGAGGAAACCGGGTTTGAGATAGCCGCCGGGTGGTACGGGATGGTGGAGGCGGCGGGAATTGGGATAGTACGGCGGGCGGGGATGGAATTGGAGGCTGGGCTTTCAGCCTTGGAGCGGTTGGGCGAGCCAGAGTATGAGAGCCGGACCCCGGATTACGAGGGACGCCGGCTGGTGCGAGTGGCGGGGGGTTACATTGCGTTGAACTATACAAAGTACCGGGAGAAAGATCACACAGCGGCGGAACGGTCAAAGCGGTATCGGGAGCGGGTGATGACTCGGAAGCGAGTGCAGAGGGGCAATGGTGGCATGGACGGGAAACCGGCCTCAGCGGCGTACAAGGCGAAGGAGGCGGCGGCGTGCGCGGCGCTGGCGAACGGGGATGAGAAGACGTTTGAAAGGCTGGCGGCGGCCTGAACCTGGTTTCAAGATAAATGGCTTGCGCGGGGGCGGGGGATGAGCGATAAAAGGGCGTGGGCAACGGCTGGTGAAACCCGTTGCGATAAAGCCTGCGGTTGGGAAGCGAACACGCCAACGCCAAAGGAAATCGCGCGGCAATAGCCAGTCGGGCGCGGCCCCTCCTAATGGCTGGATAGTTTAACGTGTTTGAAAACGGGCGCTTTCTAAGCGTCAGATGCAAGCTCACTATTGCTCCAGCCACCAATTTTAGCGGGTTGGCGTTTTTTATGCCTCAATGACGCTGGCCGGTTCGGGGATGGGTTGCTCCGAAAACTCAATTCCCGCCTCCTTGGCGGTTTTCATCTCGGTCAGGAGCTTGGCCAAGGACTCGAATTCCACATGGACGCCTTCCGGCATCAAGTCCACCTTTTCCCGGAGCGATTCAATGGCTTCGGGGACGGTGTCACCGATGGCGCAGACCCAGCCGATTTCAGAGACGCCTTCGGGGTGGGGCGGGACACAAATCAGGCCGTCATTTTTGCAGGAAAAACCCACCTTCACCCATTCAGTGAGTTCTTCCGGGATTTTCAGCACGTTCCAATGGTCACGGTCACACTTAAAAATGGCTTGGACGCCGAATTGGGCATTGGCTTCCGGCTCCACCAGATTGCCTTGAGCGCCTTGCCAGATGATTTCCCCATAGTTGGCCGTCATTTCGCAAAAAACCTGGCTGGGCGGGCTGGGGGCGCGGCAAGTGGGGTCAATGAAATAGCTTTCCTTCTCCGGGGTGATGCGGACTTCCGTGGAAAAGAACCCCCGGTAGCCGTACTTGGCCAAGATCGGGCCGAAAGCATGGTTCACACAACTGGTTTCGGGGGCGATGTCGGCCATTTTTTGGAATGAGCCGACAAAGGACTTGTCCTTGTTCTCAATCCCGTGCATGACCGTGGTCGGCCACTGGCCGTCAATGCAGTAGGTGTCAATGCCGTCCTCAATCTCGGTTTCAATGTCAGAGAAGGCGTAGAACACCACGTTTTCCTTGATGGGTCCGAGCTTGGCGGCAATGTCGTCCAGGATGGGGCCGTCTTCCTCCATGCTGCGGAAATGGAACGTCTCGAAATCCCCCCGGTAGGTGGACACTTTGATGTATTGGTCCGGGTTGTCGGCCAAGAACAGCCGCAGATTGGTGACGCCTTTGATTTTTTCGGCCTTGGGAACGGGCAAATCCGTTTCCGCCTTCAACACCTTCAAGAATTCCCCGCGGCGGGCCTCCAAAACGTCCGCGCCACGGCATCCCCACACGGGCATTTTCTTGGCCAGCCGCTTTTGCAGGTCGGAATAGCCAATATCCGGGAACACGGCCAAGTCAATGCTGTCCTCGATGCCTTCCACGGATTCCACGCGGGTAATGTCCGGGTATCCATCGCCGGGCAGATCATCCCGGAAATGGGGGAACGCGGTTTCCCACGGGGACCAGTAGTAAACCTTGGCGTAGTCACGGGCGAGCCGCCGGGCGATGTGGAGGAAAAGGCCGGTATCCACCACGAGGCAGTGAAGTTCGGAAAGGGGTTTCATGGCAGGGCGTCGATCGCGGCTTCGTAGTCGGCCCAGTCCACTTGCATTTCATGGGCCATTTGGCGCTCAATGTTGGTGGCAAAAAAATGTTCGTTCCGGTACGGCGCGGCGGGGTCGTCCCCCGGCTCGCTGTAATTGTCCGGGTGTCGGTGTTCTTCAAACTTTTTGTCAAAAGTGTCCACCATTTCACAAGTGATTCCCCGGTCTTCACACAAGGTCACTTCAATCAATTCATGGAGCGCCACCAGCAAGGCGTATTTGCGCCCGATTTCGGAACTGACGTTGATTTTGAGGGTGCCATCCGGGCCACGTCGCCAATCGCCCACCGTGGGATAGGACTGTTGCGCGTGCGGAATGGTTTGGATGATGATTTTCATTCGTCTTTATCCAGGGCTTTTTGGCTGGCCTTGGCGCTTTCCTTTTTCAAGTGAATATCCGTGGCGGTGGACACGGCTTTGCGCCGCTGATCGCCAACGTGGCCAACTTCGGCATGGCGCCGGGCCTGTTGGTCCTTCACTTCTTGGGTGCGGAGTTTTTGCCGGGCCATCAACTCATTGTGTTTCAACTTCTGGTTGGTCAACGCCTGTTCGGCTTGCAGTTTGGCCTTGGTTTCGGCCAACAGGAGTTGGGCCTTGCCTCCGTCCTTTTGCTGGGCCCGCTTTTCCATTTCGGCTTGCAGCTTTTGTTGCAGCTTTTTGAGTTCGTTGGTCAACTGCATCAAGTCGTGGTTGAACTTCTTGTAGAGTTGCTCGTTGCCGGTGTCCCCCTTCATGCCGTGAATGAGCTTGCCCAGGTATCCCACCACGTTTTGCAACCCGGTGAGTTCTTTGGGTGTGGGCACCTTGGTGGTTTTCTCAATGCTCACGATGTAACCGCCCGCCAGCCCCAACAGGGTTTGAATCTGCTGAATCGGGTTCAGCCCTTCCGGGATTTGCGGGGGCAATCCCAGCATCATCAGCGGGAAGGCGTTGGCGGCGGCGTTGCTGGCTTCACTCACCTTGGGCGGGTTGATCTTCACCCAGCGGCGGGCGCGTTTGGCACCCACCATTTGCACGGCGGCATCATGCAGGGCTTCCGCTTGCGCCGTGGGGTCCAACATGGGCCGGAGCTTCAAGGCGTTTTCGGATTCAACCATCGCCATCGTGGGATTGCCGTTGCCCAAAGGCAGGTTTATTTCCACGCGCCACTTTTTTTCGTCCAGCCACTCGCGCGGGATGCCGGATTTTTTGCATTCCTTCTGGAATTCAACCACGTCCTTATCGTCAGAGCCTTGGAGGCAGAAACGGCGGCAGATTTCCTTGGCGGCGAATTTTTCATAAATGCCAGCGGTCAACATCAGGCCGGACAGCATGGCGTTGTTTTGCTGGACGTGGACGCCCACTTCAAACGCGGTCTGTTCCTTTTTGGTGCCGGTGTCAATTTGTTGGGTGTAGGCAGTGGACGCCTCCTGTTGCAGTTGTTTGGTTTGGGCCATCACGGATTCCACCAGCGCGGCGTCCACTTGGTGGCGCTCACTTTGGGGGATGATGTTGACGCCCGGTTTCAAGACGGCCAGATTTTGGAACACCTGAATTTGGGCGCGGGCACGGTCCACGGGGTCCGTTACGCGGAGCATGATGTTGAATTGGTCCAGCGTGTGTTGCAGCAACCGGCAGCGGGTGTAATCCGTCCAGTAGCATGGCTCGAACAAGGCAAAGCCAAGGCTGCGGACGCTGTGATACATGAAGGGTGCCTTGTTGTTCAGATCGCCGAACTGGACATGGAGGATATGCCGCCAGGTTCCGGCCACCGGTTCTTGTGACTGGCAAACAAATTCGTCCTCGTCGGCGGAGGTGGTGCCAGCGGTGTTATTTTCGGGGACCACCTTCAAATTCCAGTTCCCGTCCTCGTCCTCGTGGTAAAAATGCCAAAGGTTGATTGTGGGCATGGCGTCCCCGGTCCAATAACCGGCGTTTTGCTTGCGCAATTCCTCAAACTTTTCCGGGACACTGTTCCAATCGTAGTTGTTTTCGGCCATGACGGTGTTGCATTCCTGCACGCTGGAAAGCAGCTTGGCCACGGCGGGTCGGTTCCATTGAAACTTGCTGACGGCATCAGAAAACGCCTTGCGCGAGAGTTCGCCCGGGGTGTAGGGGATGCGGACGGCAAACCACGTCAGGTTGCGGAAAGACAATTCGGTGTCGGTGGGAACGCGCAAGTCCTCAATGGCAACGAAGCGCGGGAGCCAGGAGAATTCATCTTCCCAAAGCATCGGACCGATGCCGTGACACACCACCGCCGCCCAGCGGGAGCGGTGCAGTTCAAAGAATTGCAACGCGCCTTCGCCTTCCTTCATGCGCTCGTTGATGGTTTCCGTAATGATGCCTTCCCATTCGGCGCGGACTTCATCCGGGGATTTGGGCAAGGACACGTTGAAAAAATTGGGCGGGGACATGAAGTTGGAAAGGTACTGGCGGCGGGCATGGGACAGCGCCCCCATGAGTTCGCCCCAGCGGTTGAAAATCTTCATGCCCAGCCGCTTGGCCTCGTCCTCGTCAAACAGCGGCTCATTGTTGGCGGCGCGGTTGATCAGGACGCGGTTTTCCCCGCGTGAAAATTCGGCTTCATCCCCGGCACGGATGGTGTCTAAGACTTTGGATGGTTCTGAAAAATTTGGCATAGTGTTTCCTTGGGTATCCAGCAGTGGGCCGGAAATTTGGTAAGCTGGTCATCCGTGGTGTGCGCCCGGATATGGCGGATAGGCACCCAGACTTTCAGGGAGAGAACGCAACGGCAGGTTTTGCAAACGTGCAAGTCCGGGTCACGGGCGGTGCGCAAGTTGACTTGCTGTTTGATTTGCAAGCCTTGCTTGATTAGCCTGGCCACGTTCAGCTTTAACTGCGAAGTGTGAACCGGGCTGTTTTGCGGACAGTCCCAGCAAATGTCAGCGCGTTCTTGGGCCAGGGCGGGCGTGACCGGCTCCCCGCCGCCCCCCAGCCAGTCCCGGAGGATGGCCAACGCTTGGGCGTCATCTTTGAATTCTTGCAGCAGGTTCATGGCTCAATCACAAGTCCGCACCCGACGCAGCTTTTACGGAAAAAGGGGTGGTTGTCGTGGATGCGGGCGTAAGGTTCAGCACAGTCCCAGCAATAGGCTTCACTGTTGTTGCGGACGGCACAGTTGAACTTGTCCACGTCTTCAAGGGACTCCGGTAAACTGGCACGGGGAAGACGGTTGGCGACCCGAAACGCACTGACAGCCTTGGCCACTTCCGTAATGATCGGGTTCGGGGCAAAGACGTGGTAAATGCCCGTGGTTTGGGTGAACACATAATTGTTGGGGATGGCTTGGTTATGTGATTTGAGGATGAACATATTCAGGCAAAAGCGTTGGGGGTGGAGCGTTTCAACATGCCGGACTTCAACAGGGCGTCCCATTCCTTGGTTTCGGTTTCAAAGAAGTCTTCTTCCTTGCCGGACGGCGGCTTGACGTCGCGGCCTATGCGTTCAATGCGGAAGCCCAGCCGGCGGGCACCTTCCACCCCGATGGCAAATTGGTCGTACAAGTCGGGGGATTTTTTAATCCGCTCCTTCATGTCGTCCTTGGTTTCGACTTCCACCTTGTTGCCCGCCACCACTTTGAACAGGCGCAACTGGCCTTCCCGGGCGGTTTCGAGGGGCAAATCACGCACCTGCCCGGATTCAATGGCTTCGCGGGTGCTGAACCACATTTCCGTGACGAATTTGGAGTAATGCTCGTCGCAGCGTTTGAGGCGACGGACGCCGTTTGGCTCGTCCACGAACAAATCGAACCGCACGGGCCTATCGGTGGGCCTGCCGCCGGAGTCCACAGGCACCGGGCAGGCCGCGCCGAATTTCTTGGCGAAAGCAAAGCCCAGCGTGCCGCGTCCAAAAGCATCGTAGAAGATGTTTTCCGGCGGGATGCGCAGGGATTGACTGCGTTGCCAGATAAAATCGGCAATCTGTTCTTCTGGTTCGATGCCGCAGTGGAGGCGGATGGGGATGATCTCCGGGCTGGCGACGGAAAGAATCCATTGACCGTTCTTGTCGGGTCCGAACTGCAATTCTCCGCCGACGCAACGATCTCCACCGCCATACGCCGGGTCGAGGGCGTAGAGTTTGGTTTGGCCAGCGCCCTGCCAGATGGCTAAATCGAAGGCATGGTGTCGTTCGCACAGGCCGAGGGTAATGACGCGGTTTGACACCATGCCCTTGGAAGGCTTCCCAATCCCTTGTTGATAGACCTGCCACGAGTCCGCGCCGTAAGTCGCCACGAGCTTGGGAACGAAATCCGCGCTGGCCAGAAAGGCGTATTGGTCTTTTGGCTCGTCCCCGTTGGGGGTGTCCCGGCCATCGAAGGCCAGGCAGAATGAATCGTGCCAGCGGGAGCGCCAGACTTGAGTTTTTTCGTTGTCAATGAAGGCATCCCAGCCGCCTACCGGTTCGCTGGCCGTGCAGAGGGGGTCCGAAATGTCGGTGGGGTTGCCCGCCATGACGCCCTTGAACCGGGCGTTGGCCATCCAGTTGGTGTAGCCATCCAACAAGGAAGGTTGCATGACGGCCACCTCGTCCCCGTAATGCTTCAAAATGCCATCGTTCTTGCCGGGGCTGGACGGGGGTTTGACGCCTTGAAACTTGGACATGCCCACGAAGCGCCCCCCGGAGACGCACGGGACACACACCAAGCCCTTGTTGATCTCGCGGGCGAATTGCGAATCCTCGTCCACTTCATCCGGGACAATGGCCAGCTTGGATTCGAGGACGTAGCCGGGGAGTTCATGGAAACGGGTTTTGGCTCGATTGAACAGAAATTTAATGCCGCGTCCCCAAATGCGCAGTTCGAGCGAGCGAATGTCGGTGGAGGACAACAGGGACAAGGTGGTATGCGGGAAGGCAAAAAAATCAATCAAAGCATGGACGGCCATGAGGTAGGTCTTGCCGCTGGAAGCGCAGCCCAGGAGGACAGTGACCTTATTTTCAACGATGGCGGTGAGTCCCTGAACGAACCAGCGGTGCGGCTGATCTTCGGGCCAAAGGAGCCGGTGCGCGGCCAGATAATGGGCCACGGCTCCGGGTTGGCCGTAACGCCGCCGAATCATCCCCAATTCAATTTCCAGCGGGGAGGCATCATCGGGCCAGGGTATGCCATACTGGTTCACGGGGCGAATGTAGCACTTGCAAAACATTGTAGCAAGGGCTACAAATAGGGCATGAGTGTTCTGACCTTATGCCCGGTGTGGGTGTTCGGAGACGGATTTTGCACGGCGCAGACTCCGGTGGTGTGCAACCCCCCCATGACCTACAACGCCACGTTGGGCACGCCCACGGCCCAAGGCATCGTGCCGCCCTACACCAACCTGCCCGCACTCATTTACGACCTGAACGGGGTGGGTGACTCGTTTGGCTGGAACCCCGCAGCCGGAATTTGGACATGAAAACTTTACCCTGCATCCTGCTTTTGCTGTGGCCCTGGTTCGCCATGTCGGAAACCACGTCCTGGACGACCGTTTCCAACCTCGTTTCCACACTGAATAGTACCCTGCTGCAAAACAACGTGATGGCGGGGGCCAACATTTCCGTGACGGCCAGCGGGAACAAGATCACCATTGCCAACACTGCGTCCAGCGGCACCACCTTGAATGCCGGTCAACTCAACGCGATCAACTATGCCGTGACCAATGGCGCGGGCGGGGGCACGTTCAATTTCCTGCCTGCCAATTATCCCACCCTAAGCGGGGCCGATACGTTCAACAATTTGCAAACCATCTTGTGGAATTGGGAGAGTTTTGGGTGCAACAATGCGGGCGCCACAACCTTGCTGACGGCCAACAACGAACACGGATACCGGATGTTTTTTCCCAACTATTCGGGCACGAGTTTCAGTACTGGTTTTCTGGGGTTGGATTCGCCCGCACAAAGCACCACCACCCTCGATCTTGGGGCCGCAAGTGCGCCTGCATCACCGGGCGTGTCGCAAATCTTCTTTGACACCGGAGCAACGTACAATGCCAACGCCACCCGCTGGTGGACGCTGGACAGCAGCGGGGACTTGTACCCGTACCAGTCCAATCCCACTTACTCACTGGGTTTGGCCGCGGCTCCAATCGCAAAGGCGTTTGTTTCCAACACGGTGGCGGGTTCGCTTTGGACGGGCATTATCACCAATGGCTTCCAAATCTGGTATTCGTTTACAAACACCCCGCCCGTGGACACCAACCACATCTACTTGGCCACCGTCACCAATATGCAGGGCTGTTTTTTTGTGTGGAGCAATGCCGCCGGAAACGGGCAATGGATGAAGAAATGATATGCCCATCCAGCCACCACCCAACCGCATTTACGGTTTTCTGAAAAGCTTCCCCAAAGGGGTGAATTCAGACGTGGACCCGCTGTTGTTGGAGCCGGAGCAACTTTCCTTTGCCCAAAATGCCACGGTGCGCGGTGACTTTGTCCACCAGCGCCCGCCGTTTTTGAATCTGCCTTTGGTGTTTCAGAGTGCGCAAACGCAACTGGACTTCAACACGGGCATCTTCCAAGGGGCGTGCTACTTTTTGCCGGACAGCGGCGAAGCCTGCATCATGGTGGCGGTGGGCGGGAACCTGTTTCAACTGACCGTGGAAAACGGGTCTTGCTATGTCGAGGAAATTATCTTGGGCACAAATATCGTTTCCGCGCCATCCGCACCCACCGGGCTGACCGCCACGGCGCAAGACAACGCAGTGCTGATAACCTGGACGGCTCCGGCCAATGCCAACAGCTACAACATTTTGCGGAACACCACGGGGAGCGCAACGACTTACACTACGATTGCAACCGCAGCGAGTGGAACCGGCTATGTGGATGGCACGGCGTTGAATGGCACCGCGTATTATTATGCAGTACAAGCAGTAAACGGAGGTGGGACCAGCGGTGATTCCGGCCAAGTGACGGCCACGCCATTTGCGCCCACAACCGCCCCAGCAACGCCAACTGGTTTGGCGGCAACTGCGTCCAGTGGCCAGATTGTGTTAGCGTGGAACAGCGTGTCCGGGGCATACTTTTACTCGGTCTTTCGCGGAGTCACGTCCGGCGGTGAGTCGGCGACCGCGTTGGCTAGCGGGTTGACAACGCCCAACTATACGGACAATTCCGTGAGCAATGGGATAACCTACTACTATACAGTGAGCGCAATCAATTTTGTGGGCACCAGTGGAAAATCAAGCGAAGTCAGCGCTTCTCCGCTTTCGGCTCCGGCGGCACCCACCGGGGTTTATGCTTACGGTTTTACCGCTTGGGCATTATTGCTATGTTCTGCGGTGCCAGCGGCCACCAGTTACAATTTGTACCAGGTGAGTGGCGGGGTTTACACCAAGCTTGCCAGCGGCCTTACCGCGCCAAGTTTTGCTGGCAATTCCGTGCTGACGTATAACGCCACAGCTTTAACGAATGGCACGACGTACAGCTATGCGTGGACAGCGGTAAACGCCAATGGCGAAAGTGCATATTCCGCCACCATCAGCGCAACGCCTACCGCCTCGATACCCGCGATTCCAAGTAATGCAGCTATGACGGTTAGTGCCACTGGCATCACTATTTCTTGGACGCCAGTAGCGGCAACGGGCTACCTCGTGGCTTTCGGCGGTTCTCCCATCGTGTATTTGCCGCCCGCAGCCACTTCCAGCACGGGCCAGTATTCATTGTCTTTCAATGCGGTATCTGGGACCACCTATTATGGGACGGTGCGGGCGGTAAATCTGACCACCGGCGCAATCAGCAGCGTACCGGCATTGTCTGGACATTATTAGTCTATGCCCATCCAATCCAACACCGCGTTGCAAAACTGGCTTTGGCAGTCAGAAAGCTGGGTTATTTGGACGGACGGCCAATCCCTGCCGGTGTTCTATGATGGCAACACGGCGCGCAAATCGCTGGGCGGGTCACTGGTCAACTTGGGGTCCACGTCCGCCTTTTTTGCCATTCCGGCTCAAAACCAATATGTGACGGTTAACCTTTCCGAAAACTTCACCGGCAATCTGGGGCCGGTGTTGATCAATGCCGCGCTTTATGACGTGGTGGGCATTACGTCCAAGGGCACCGGGAGCGTCAGTCAGCTTTCTTTGGCCGGCATCATCTACAACCAGCTTGGAGGCACGGATTTGATTGCGCCAGGCACGGCGATTTTGCTCAACAGCAAATATCTTGGCATGATCGAAGATGCCACGGACGCGAACGGAAACAGCATCAGTGCTTTTCCACCCTTGGCCGTGGCGGGTGTGGCCGGAACGGCTTTCACGATTCCAGTGAGCGGGTTAAGCCTTTTTGATTCTGCCAAGATATTAGCGCAAGGAATGGCCCTCGTTAATGCGAGCAACACCTACGCTGTCGCCCAAGTGGGTATGACCATCACGGTTAATAACCAGTCATGCGTTATTAGCAGCCTTGTTTCCAACAGCAGCTTTTATGTTACTAGTCTCACTTGCACGCCATCAGCGTCGTCCGCTACCGGAATAAACATTGCGGGCACGGTGAACATTCCTTCGATCACTTGGCAGTATTATACTTACGTCGGTTCATCGAAAGTAATCGCGTCCGGTTCCAGTGCCAGCGGAAGTTTCACGGAAACCACCCCGGGCACGATGAACGGAGGCACGACCGCCAACGCCAATTACTTTTACCTGACCCTCACGCAGGTCAATTCCGTGACGGTTGGAAACATTTTGCAGTTTGGCACGTCGGCAACGAATGGGCTTTGCACGTTCAAGGTGATTTCCGTAAATGGTAATGTGGTGGAGTGTCAGATGGTGACGCTGCCATCCGGCACTTACACCATGATTCCGATTGGCACGCCCGAGATCAATCAAATCGTGGTCAACACTTCCAACACCAGCCCGGCAACGACTTCCGTAGGCTACTATGGCACCACCACTGACGGGGCGATTGTGACGACCACCAGCCAGTCCGTTGCGGCCACGATTGCCAACATGCCCTACACGCCAAACACGAGCGGCACCCAGGCGGCGGTGGAGCAACTTGTTCAGATCACCGCCACCAATGGTTCGGTGGATTTGTTTCTGGTCACGTCCTGTATCAACGCCACGACCACCACCACGCCGTCAATCACGGTCATTAATCTCAATGACACGCCAGGCGCGAGCAACACGGGCACCACCACTGACGTATTGACCCCGAATGGCTACCCGGCGGGCGTCGCGATTTACAGCTTGCCGGAAATTTACGAGGCGGCGCGGATGGGTTGTTACGCGGCGGGGCGCAACTGGTTCAGCACCCAAGCAGGCAACGGCTTTATTGCCGGGGATATTGTAGGTTCATCCAGCGGCACCCCGACCGGCTACCGGGATGCGGTGTTGAAGGTGAGCCAAAACTACTTTTTGGCCGGGGGCGGGACGTTTTCCATTCCCGGTTCTGGCGAGAAGATCACGGCAATGGCGTTGGTGGCGCAACTGGATGCCAGTTTGGGGCAGGGGCCGGTGCAAGTGTTCACCGATGACACGGTGTTTACCTGCAACGCGCCGCCGGACATGTCCACCTGGGCCAACCTGAATTATCCCATTTTGACGGAAAGTTTGATTGGCTCCGGGGCCATTGCCCAAGACGCCGTGGTGCAAACCAACGGCGACTTGCTCTTTCGCTTATCAGATGGTGGGGTGCAGAGTTTGCTCATGGCACGGCTGGATTTCAACCGGTGGGGCAATACGCCAATCAGCAAGGAGGTTTCCCGCAGCACCGACAACGACCCGCCCACGCTGTTGCCGTGGACCAGCATGGCGGTGTTCAATAACCGGATGCTGATGACCTGCAAGCTCGCGCAGATGTCGCGGGGCGTGGCGGGCAAGGCAATGGTGGCGTTGAACTATGACCCGATTTCGTCACTGGGGGGCAAGTCACCGCCAGTATGGGACGGTGAGTGGGTGGGCCTGAACGTGTTGCAGATCATCACCGGCATGTTCAATGGCAGCAAGCAATGCTATGCGTTGTGTTTGTCGGACAACACCAGCGCGGCCACGATTCAACTCGTGCAAATCCCGCTGGATGCCTCATGGAGTGGGGGCGGTCCGGCTCCGGCGCAGTTGGATAACGGCCTGACGCCGGTCAGCTTCACAATCGAAACCCCGATGGTGTTTTCGCAAAAAGGGGACGTTTTTAAGCGGCTGGTGAACGGGGAAATGTGGATTCGGGACATTCAGCCACAGGGAGCCACGGTCCAAGCGTTTTACCGGGTGGACCAAAACACGGCTTGGACGCCGTGGGCCACGACCAGCGTAGGGTACCAGCCCAATGACAGCGGCTTCCGCCCGCGCATTGGACTGGGGGAACCGGCGGCGAACGTGTATGACGCCAGCAACAACCGGCCTATGCGCGAAGGGTATGATTTTCAAGTCAAGCTGGTGTTGAGCGGTTGCACCCTGCTGCGGGCCAGGTTTGCCGCCGTGGCGCTGGACCAGCCGGAATTTGCACCGGCCAAAAATCAAAACTGATATGCGACGAGCCATTCTTTTACCTTACTCCGGTAGCAACCAGATTCAAGTGTTTCTGGACGCGATTGACGCCATGTTTTATGACGGCTCAAACTATGTCAATCTCGTCACGAGCAACCCGACCGCCACGCTGATTCCGGCCACGGACGCGACGGACGCGGCGGCGATTCTCGCCCAGATCAATGCGGCATATCTGGCGACCGCGCCAATGACCATCATTCCTGGCAGTCCGGCCCCAGTGACCAGCGGACCAACGGGATTGGCGGCGACGGGGGATTATGGCCAGATCGTGTTAACGTGGACGGCGGCTTCCTCGCCGAATTACGCCTACAACGTCTATCGCAGCAAGGACAATGTGACCTTCACCAAACTGGCCTCCACCAGCGCCGCCACCTATACCGACAGCACAGTAGTTGCCGGGACGACGTACTATTACACGGTGACGATTTACACGGTGCGCGGGGAAAGTCCGCAGACCGCATCGGTGAGCGCGGCGGGACTGATACCCACAGCGCCGACCGGGCTGGCCGCGACAACGGATTATTACCAGAGCGATTTGAGTTGGTCGGCGGTGGCGGGGGATACGCTGTTTCCCAGTGTGACGTACAACCTTTACCGCAACGGCTCGGTGGTTTGCGGGACTTCCAGTTTGACGTACCAAGATGCCGGTTTGACGGCGGCCACGACTTACAGCTATACGGTCAGCGCGGTCATAAACGGAGTCGAGGGGCCGCAGTGCGCGGCGGTGACGTGTACCCCGAATGCTTTGACCGCACCAAGCGGGGTGGAGGTCACGCAAGGCTATTATGCGGCTACCGTGAGTTGGACGGCTCCGGCGGGGGCCACCGCGTTCAACCTTTACCGGGGGACCGCTTCCGGCACCGCAACGCTTTGCGCCAGCGGGATTAGTGGGACGGATTACACAGATACCGGGCTGCGGTATGACGCGACGTATTTTTACAAAGTGACGGCCACGGCCAATAGCGGGGAAAGTCCACAATCCGGCGAAGTGAACGTGCAACCTAATGCCGCCACATTTGCCAGTTGTTCGCCCAATCCCACGTCCGTCAATGACGGGCTGTTGACCTTCACCGGCACCGGGTTTGATCCGTCACAAGGAGGGGTGTTGCAGTTTGGCACGGTGAGCGTAACCCAATTTGCCTGCCAGTATTTGAGCAGCACACAACTGACCATCACCTATCCCGGCGGGATGACGCCGGGCGCGGTGCAATTTTATTACAACGTGGCGGGGAGCCTGTACGAACTGCCCTTTACCGTAACCTTTGATTGATATGTTAACCCTTGGACAATGCAAAACTTCGACCATCGCCAACGTGGCGCAGGTCAATGTGGATGACCCGGCGTATGCGCAGAAGATCAATGACGCCGTCCGGCAACTGCTGGACTTGGGTGGGGAAGCGGGTTGGTGGGGCACGGTGCAAGCCATGACCGGGCTGGTGGTGGTTGGCGCGGTGACGTGGCCGCGCAAGATTGATGCGGTGTTGGCGATGAACCTGGACAACTGCCCGGCGCAACTGGTTAATCAATGGTATTCGTTCACACCGATTGACGGTCGCATGACGGGGTGGTTCAAGGATGAAGGTTTTTGCGCGGCGTGGGGTCCGGGCGGTCATCATGGCAGCGTGTGCGAATTTTCCGGTACGCAACCGATGTTTGCCGGGCCAACGCCAGCAAATTGTTTTGCCATCCAAGTGACCGCGGATAATTCCGCCGACTACGGCTCCACTGTAACGATCTACGGGCTGGACACCAACGGGCAGGAAATTTACTCCAACCAGTTTGACAGCACGCAACAAGCCACGGTGAGTCAGCGCGGGGTGCAGTTGACGCTGGCGGCGGCGGCTCCGGTGACGACTCAGGTTTTCTCGCTGGTGACGGCGGTGACGAAAAGCGTAACTACGAGTCCGGTTCGGGCTTGGTCCTATGCCAATGGAGTGGCCACCGGCATGGTGGGGATTTGGAACGGGGCGCAGACTTCGCCGGAATTTCTGTTCAGCAAAATCCGGGGGGCGGACCCGACGAGGGTTTACCGGTTGAGCGCCTTGGTTAAACTGGGATACGAGCCGGTGACGGTGGATGCGGACATCCTGTGTCTCGGCAATCTGGACGCCATCAAGAGCATGGTTCAAAGCATCAATGCGCGGGAAGCGGGGGACGAGGACGCGGGAGACAAATTTGAGAAAACGGCCATCCGGCGGCTGAACATGGAATTGGAAAGCCGGTTGCCGGTGAGCCAGATGCCTTTTCAAGTGGAAGTGTTTAACGGCGGAAGTCCGCGACGGCGGCGATTATTCTAACCATCAACACCCAAAATTATGGCTACAAGTTACAATATCAATCCCAGCCCCCAGCAGGGCAATGGCGCTTATGGTTTGGTGCCCGGCGCGATCAGTGCGCCCTCGTCCGTGTGGGACGAGCTTAACCAGAACGTGCCCAACTATGGCGCGATGACCCAAAGCGCGACGGGGGACATTCAAGGCATGTTGAATGGCCAGCTATCCAGCGGCACGATGATGAACATTGGGAACACGGCAGCGGCGCATGGCGTCGCCACGGGCCAGCCCAACAGCGCATTGAGCAACCTGATGGGCATGAACATTACCGGGAACACGACCGAACAATTACAGCAACAAGGGGTGGGCGACTACAATAATTTGACCAGCACGCTCGCCTCCACGCAGCAAAGCCCGTCCCTGATGGCGGGAATTGCGGAAGAAAACGCCGTGAACGCCGCCGCGCCCAATCCCCAGGCAGCGAGTAGTTACGCGCAATCGTTGTATAACCAGTATTTGAACAACCCCACGACCGGCACGGGCAAGTATAGCTCGTTCAACTCCGGGAGTTCCGGCGGCGGGGCGATGGGCAATTACTCCGAGTTCCCGGACGCCAACGGCGCGGCCCAAAGCATGTATGCCTCCACCGTGGCGCAAGATGAAGGGTTGCCAGGACTGCCGGTTTACGCCACGGGCAGTTTTAACACCGATGAATTTGGACAAGGATATTGACCTATGCAAATCCCCCCTTGGTTAGATGTAACGCCCGGCATGTTCTTGGGAGCCGCCGAAGCGGGCGAGAGCGCGGGCCAGCGCAACCGGCAACTTTCGGATGAAGAATTGGAAAGCCTGAAACGGGACCAGCTTTCCCAGCAACAAATGGGAATGCAGGGCGATGAACAGGCCGCGTCCTTGGCGTTGAAGCGGGATGAACTTGGCTTGCAGGCCCAACAACAGCAGGCCGGCCAGCGGCAGGCCCAAGCGCAACAGGCCGCGACCATGCAGGCGGCGGCGGCGTCCTTGGCGCTCAAACAGCAACAGCAGCAGTCGGACGCCATGCAGACCGGAAACCAGCAGGCGATTGACGCGGCCCGGGTGTTGCAGTCCGGGGATTTGGGCCAGGAGCGGGCGAACAACACGGCGCAGCGCAACAGCGACTTGGCCGGGTACAATTTGGGCCGGTTGAAAGACGCGGCGGATTTATTGGCGCTGCGGAAGCAAATCGCGGACACCCCAAAGGTGAATAACGCTGTGACCGTCAAGACCGCAACGGGGAACACCCTCAAGATGACCAAGGAGGAATACTCTGCTTATGAGCAAGCGCTGGCAAAATGGAAGGCCAGCGAACCGCCAAAGACGAAGCCCGGCATGATCTGGGGCCAGAATGACAACCCGGCGGACAAGACCTATTTGGCCCAGAACCCGGAACCTCAGCCCCAAGACTTCATTGGTGGTGGTGCGGCTCCGGCTTCGGCGGCGGCGGCGTTGCAGGCACCGGCCAGCACAAGGACCAATGCGCCAGCCTCTACCCCGTCATACGCCACAGCGACCAACCCGGATACCGGTGAGCAAATGATTTACAAGGATGGACAATGGCAACCCCTGACAACGGAGTAATCCCACCACCGCCAGCCGGTTTTGTGCTGGACTCGCCCACGGTGCCACCACCACCAGCAGGATTTGTTTTGGACTCAACCCCCAAGACCAAGACGGCCACGGCAGCGCCCGCCGCGCCGCCGGACCTGTCACAGATCAAGCTGGACCCCTACGACGTGGCCAAGGCGGCAGGAGTGCAAGACCCGATGGCGAACACCACGGACTTTGAAACGGCGGTGGCGCGTGACCCGGTGGGCTTTGCGGAGTCCCTGCCAAATGCCGCTTTATCACTGGCGGCGGCACCGGGCAAGCTGGCCTATTTGAGCGCGGCGGATGCGTTGTCCAAGGTAACGGGGGATAAGGAGTATGGCGGCAATCTGGCGGCGATGAACAAGGGCGGGGACGAACTCCCGGCGGACAAGTTCATTGCCAGTGTGGCCAAAACCAATCCCAAGTTGGCGCTGACGGCGGATATTGGTGAAGCCTTGCCGGAGTTTGCGTCCATGATGTTGCTCAACCCTGCCGGGACCATCGGCAAACTGATCGCGGCGGGATTTTCGGCCCAAATGGTGGCGGGGGTCAAAGATCAAGCCACGGAACTGGGCACGGAGTTGGGCAAGCCCAAAGAGGACCAAGACGCGGGCAAGATTGCCGCGCTGCAAGCCGCGTTGATTAACACGGGGATTTTTGCGCCACTGGCGGCGGGTCACGCGGCCAGCGGTGTGCCAGCGGGCGAGTTGAATCCCAACATTACGCCACGCGGAATCGTTCAAGCATTCAAGGACACGCTGGGGCCGGTGAAACCCACGCCCAAGGCACCACCGACTTACACCCCGGCCCCCTTGTCCCCGGAGCGGGAGGCGGAAAAGGAGCAAGCCCGCAAAGACCGGGAGGAAGCACAGAGCCGACCAGGCCAACCAGTCACGCCACCACAACCCCCGCCCGCCGCGCCTACGCCGCCTCCAGCGAAGCCGTTTGTGCCGTACCAGGTGATGACGACCTTTGGGCCGGGAACCGTCCAGGGCGAACAGCACGGCGGGGATTTGCTGGACGTGAAGCTGGACAACGGGGAAAGCCGGTTGATTCAGAAGGGGGACATTCAACCGCACCCGGACACCAAGCCACTGGGAGCCGTGGACATTGCGCCGATTACGCCCGTGGTGAGTACTACAAAACCGGTGGAAGAACCTCCCGCCGCGCCAGCGAAATCCACAGGCACGGAAGCGAATTCGCCTGTTGAACCATCGAATGCAGGGACCAAAGGGACCAAAGGTACGGAAGAAACCCCGCCCGCCGCGCCGCCCGTGGAACAAAATGTTCCACAGCCACCCGCGCCGGAGCCTGCCAAACCGGAACCTTCCGCCGCGCCGGAGCCACAACCGCCCAAGCCCACGATGATGAATCGCCCGCCGCCAGGTGGGTGGACGGATGCGGACAAGGTTTGGAAACCAGTTGGGCACAACGCCCAAGGGCAGGAGCTTTACGAGGACAGCCGGGGTGTGCGGTCCATCGTTGAAAACGGTGTGCGCCGGACGGAACCGGTTGAAATGAGGCCCACGCGGAACGGGATTCAAATGGCCACCGACCGGGTTGCGCACCCAGAATTTGAGATAGCGCCCGCCGCCGCGGCGCCAGAGCCGCCCAAAACAGAGCCACCCATCACGCCCACCGCCGCGACGGCACCGCCCGCGCTGGACTTTGACATTATTGATTTGATTCATGTGTCCAAAACCCCCGCTGAAAAAAGCGCGATGCTGCGGCGGTTGGCGGGCCAGCGAAACTTGACGGTGAAGGCCATGCAAGAAGCGGTTGAGGCACAGGTGGTCCGGCTGGCGGACAGGATTGCCCGGCGGACTGATATTTCGGATGCGGAAAAGATGGAACGTATTCTTCACCTGTACGACAACCAACCCCGGATGACTGCCCGCACGTCCACCAGCATGATGGACCAGGCGTATTCGACGCCTGTGCCGCTGGCCTACGCGCTGAATCATGCCATTGGTGAGGGGGACGCCTACGAGCCTACCGCCGGGCATGGTGCTTTGATGATTGGCGACCGCTGGGAAGATTCGCACGCCAACGAGAAAAATCCCGCCCGCGCCAACGAACTGCGCGCGAACAGAATCAAGACTGTCACCGAAAACGACGCCACGCAGTTCCAGCCCCAAGAGAAATTTGCCCGCGTGAAATCTAACCCGCCGTTTGGCCGGATGGACAACGTGAATTACGGGGGCTACGGCATCAAGCGGCTGGAACACTTGATTTCGTTGAAGGCGTTGGAAGCCATGAAGGATGACGGGGCAGGCTACATGATCTTGGGCGCGGCGCTCCACACCGCCGACACCGGGCAGGGGGCGCAACGGGTATTTGAAAACTACCTGTACGGGCATTACAACGTGGTGGACAACTTTGAAGTAAACGGCGACCTGTATTCCAACCAGGGCGCAAAGTTTCCAGTGCGGGTCATTGTGGTGAACGGGCGACGGGCGACGCCACTGACGGGCGAGTTAAGCCCAAAAAGTGTTGACCGGTTGGCGACTTGGGATGATGTTTGGAAGCGAACTGAACGGATTAAAAATGAAATTGACCAGCAACGACAAGCCTTGGGCACCGGTGGACCAGCCGGAATATCTGGTGGTACTGGAACCGGGCCACAGCCCACCAAAACTGGCGGAGGTTCTGTTACGGCTGCAAGTCCGGCTCCTCGCCCTTCTCGTGGCGGAAGCCAATCCGGGGGAGGTCGAGGCAGCAAACCGTCAATTGGAAAACAACCTGCAAGAGACGGAACTAATCCCGCTGCCGGTCGGCCTACTCAAACACCCCCGGTGCCCGTCAATCCTCCTGACGATGACGGCGGAATTGAACCACCGACTGGCGGATTGGAAAGCGGGACTGGAACAGGCGGTGCAAAGTCGTCCGATGCCAGCGAAGGAAGCCCAACAGGAGGCGGCGGAACTGACTCTGGAAGGGTTCCTCGACCGGATAACGTAGCCCCCAAGGTGGCGGGCACGGAATATCAGGTGCCCTACGAACCACGGTCACAAGCCAAACCGTTTGGGACGCTCATTCCCAAATCCATCGCGGAAGGGGTCCACAACTACCTTGACGCCTTGGTGAAGCGGGTTGGGCCGTTGGATGAGTGGGTATCCAAGGAATTGGATATGCCGTTGGAACAATTGCGGAAGGTGGCGGCGGCGGAACAGATTGACGGCGCGGCTATGGCCATTGACCAAATCAAGACCGGCGGCGCAACTATCGTGGGCGATCAGACGGGCATTGGCAAAGGGCGTCAGGCGGCAATGGTCATTCGGTACGCCTTGAAAACGGGTGCTATTCCGGTTTTCTTCACCAAAGACCCCAAGTTGTTCTCCGACATGTATGGGGACTTGGCGGACAT